ATGGAGCGCTACTACTACGGTGCTGGCACCGCAATGGGGTACTCCTACTCTGGCAGCGAGTTGCTGAAGGCTGACAGCCCGATGCTCTCCACGACCGCAGGGACCTATCAGGCCATCTACGGCCGAAAGGTCTGGAGCCAATTGAACCAAGAGTTCAACGCTTTCTCGATTCTCCCGAAGCGCCCATGGGAGCGCAGTGGATGGCGAGTCATCACCGCACGACCTTCCTTCTCCAAGGGTGGCGGCGTTGCGGAGAATGCGACTCTCCCAGAGACGACCAAGCCGACCTTCCAGCACATTGCTGCGAAGCCCAAGACGGTTGCGCACACCTTCGACATGTCCGAGACGGCGATGTTCCTCGCTGACAAGGACGACGGACTGGGCGACATCCGCTCCATCCTCAAGGAAGAGATGGGTAAGCACCACGCTGAGCACATCAACCGAATGCTCACCGAGGACATCACGACCGCTGCTGGCAACGACTTCGAGTCCCTCGACCGAATCACCTGCGGTGACTCCACGGTCATGACCTCCGGCACCCACTACGACGCTGGCGATGAAGACATCTACTCCATCGACCGAAGCGCCAACACGTGGTCCTTCGCTGAGGGGAACGGTGACACTGGGGCCACGGACCGAGTGCTCTCACTCGACCAACTCGACGACGTGTTCCAGAAGTGCTGGACGCGTGGTGGCAACCCCAAGGTCATCCTGACGGGGTACGACACGCTCATGCGACTGCAGCAACTCCTGCAGTCCCAGCAGCGATTCATGGAAGAGAAGAGGGTCACGCCGACCTACAACGGTGTCAAGGGTGTCCCCGGTATCGAAGCCGGGTTCATCGTCGCCACTTACAACGGCATCCCCATCATCCCCTCCAAGGATGTTCAGAGCGACACCCTGTCTCGGATGTACTTCCTTGACACGGACTACCTCTACTTCAGCACGGCTATCCCTACCCAGTACTACGAGTCTGGTATCGAGACCGGCGACCCCTTCGCCATCAACCGTCTCGGGCAAGAGGGCCTCTACCGAACCATGGGTGAGGTCTGGACCACTTTCTTCGGAGGACACGCGAGCATCCGCGACCTGAAGTGATACCTTCGGAGATGATGAAAACAACAGGAGATGAAGAAGTATGGCAGTAACCTTTACACGAAGCACTGGAAGCGGCGGCGTTATGACCGTCGACCTTGAACTTGACCTCTACGGCGGCTCCCTCGACAGCGCTACGCGCTGGCTCGATGGGTCCGGTGGCGCTGCGGATGCATATCCGGGTAGCCTCACGCCGTTCTCGGCAACCAACGACGACACGACGAACACGGCTGGCCGTGGACTCAAGTTGGTCGTCGGTACCATCACCCTTCTGCAGGACAACAACGCCTTCACCATCGGTGGAGACGCTGACACCGTCCACGCCATCGTGGTCGGAAGCAGCGGTGTTGCAGCAAAGGCGGCGTCTGTGGACGCTGGACTCGGCACGGGTATCATTACCTTCGCTGCTGAGGGGACCTTCGCAGCCGGTACCAAGGCCGGGTTCATGGCTATTGTGTCCTGAGGTGAGCATTCGTGCCCACCCTGACCTATGTAGGTCGCCACTATGAGCGTCGCCGCCCCGATGGGGCTGGCACGTTCATTCGTGGTGAACCCCTTGAAGTAACAGACGAGTGGTTGGCAGAGTGGTATCACCGCCTCCCTGAGTCCCACTTCCTCATCGACGGTCACAGTGTGACCTTCGACAAGGGAGCGGACAACATCCCAGACGACGGCTGGTCTCGAAAGGACATCATGTCGTGGCTCAGTGAGCGAGCAATCTCTCGCCCCGCTGGCTACGTATCGAAGACGGCCGCTCTGAAACTCGTCCAGAAGCATCTGACAGCCCCAGCAGAAGAGGCACCTCCGGTTGAGGAGCCCGTTGTTGAGGAAGAAGTTAATGAACCCGAAGTCCTTGCGACAACTGTAGGAAGTGAAGAATAATGGCGATTGGATTTGATGAGCGACCGAGTATTATTGGAAACCTGATGATTGTGACTGGAACTTGGGAAAACGGAGACACGAGCATTGACCTCTCTGGATTTCTGAGCGAGGTCTTGATGGCTACCGTTATCCCTTCGTCGGCGACCGAGCAGGCTAACCCTGTTGGTATTGTTGGTACGACAGTCCATTTCACTGAGACTGGTACCGACGATGGTGTTTGGTTCGCAATCGGTCGCCGCTCCTGATGCGGTGATTGAATGGCAAACCTGACCCCGAAGTACAAGGTCGTTGGACCGTTCGCTCCAACCGATTTCACGGACCCGAGCGCGTTGACCACTGCGATTGAGACGGCTGTCGGTACGATTGCTGACGCTACTTCGGCCACCAGTCTGATTGCTTCAGACCCGCTGGTTGTTCTTGGCAACATTTTCATCATCGTGGCTTACGTGTGATGGCCATGGCCTTCGACGTCAGAAACATCGACTTGAGCGACATCGCCCGCTCTGAGAAAGAGGGCGTTCGCCTCGGTGGCGGTGGATTCATTGACGACAAAGAGCACCCGTTGAAAGGGGTCACTTCTTCTCAGCGTAATCGAAATCGAGATATTGGAGATGTGCTCAACATAGGTTCAGGTACGCGGTGCCGACATTGCGGATTCCTCCACTTTCTGTGGAGGGAGACGTGCGGTAACTGTGAACGCCCAATGGAATACAACCTCGGACATCGAGACGAAAGCAGGAGAATGTGAATATGAGTCGTATACTCGTTAAAGCAATCAAGCCCCATCGCCAGAAGATTCTGAATGAGGCTGGCGATGAGATGCGCCTTCAACAGTTTGCGAACCGAAGAGCCTCGGCTGAGGGCCTTGGTGCTGGCGACCAATTCGTGATGCGACGTGATGAAATCATGCGAGATGCTCTGATGAATCCAGAGAGGTACAACATCAAGTTCCTCGATAATCGTATTCCATTTGAAGGGATGGAACCTTTTGAGGAGCGCACTTCAGTTCCGGATGTTGAGGCTGAGCGGGCATCAATGGAGGCCCAGAGCGAGCCTGAGAGCGTTCCTACACCGGCACTCGGTGCTGACCCCATCATGGAGTCCCCTAACCGACAAAGTTCGTTGATGGAATTCCGAGATGAGGAAAGTGCGAGGAAGCGACCCGGTGTAGACCTCTTCGACGCCGAAGGTAAGTTGAAGGGTCACTTTATGGGAATGAATGATGCGTGGTCTCTTTTGAAGAGGGAGTGAAATGAATGCCCGCAGTGTTCAGCCCCGGTGAACCAGAGACTCGCCCGTTGGACCCTACGGCTATCGTATACACAACCGCTCAGAAGGTAGCGGACCTTCTCGACATCGGACCGGCAGAAGCAGTTGCCGTCAGCGCAAACAGTGAGACTGGTGCAGTCTTCGTGACAGGTGCTGATTACCGAAGCATCGGCTTCTCAGTCGATGACAAGATTCTGATTTACAGTGATGCTGACCCACTTGGTCAGACTGCAACTATCTCCAGCATCACTTCATCAGCATCTGGTGTGAAGTTGAATTTCACAGACATCACACTCACAGCGGCCGACTTTGAGACCGCTGACAACACGTACGTGCAGAACAAGGCGTCGTTCACCAACGGTCGAACGCGAGGCATGACCAAGGCCAAGGTGGAGAATCTCATCCTCAAGATGCAAGACCGCATCGACAACATCACCCACAACGCATGGCGACCCTATCTCGTTAGTGCGGAATACATCAACTTCGACACGTACAAGCCGTATCGTCGCCGTTACTACACCGATTACGTAGGTACGGCACCCCTGTTGTTCCGCAATGTTCAGCAGATTCTGCGACTGGAACTCTGGCAAGGCAGCGATTACCGAGAGATTGGAGCGGCTGAGGCTCGCATCAAGTTCAACGATGTGAGTGACCTTGCATCATCTGGAATCTACATCTCACCCGGCAACGGAAGCGTCGCCATCATCGAGCAAGGCACTGCTACGAATCAGTGGCGTGACGACTTCGATGCTGGCACGGTGGCTCAGAACCTTGCTGACCTCATCAACAAGGAGGACCGTGTCGGCAAGACCATCGTCGAGTTCAATCCTGCTTTCACGCTGGAAGGTCTGTCATCGAACGTCGGTTTGCACAACGAATTCTTTGCTACAGCAAACGCTGACTACGGTACGGGTGTGGTCAAAGTCACCAGTATGAGACCCGTCAAGGGTGGTGAGACTTGCACCATCGTAGCAACCAACAGCGACATCACCATTGAGCAGACGAGTAAGACCGAGAAGGCGATGACTGGCAAGGTCGTCGATGGTGGACTGTACGGTATCACCTTCGCATCTACTGAGGGCTTTGTTGACTCAGGTGTGTTGGTGGACGAAAATGGAGCGGTGTATCGTTACACTAAGAAATCGTCAACGGCTTTGTTGGGGATTGAGAATTGGTCAGGTAGCGCTTGGTTGCCTGCAACCTCAGGGTCATGGTACAGCACCCTCTCCACCGAGACCATGACGCAACACAAGTTCTCCGTTGACCTGCAAGGTGGGAGCAGTAGCGGAGACAACGCTCGACTGCGCGACTGGTGGATGGACCACGAGATGGGCATCATCTACTTCAACAACTCATATCCGTTCTTTGAGTGGAACGCCGTGAAGACCGCTTACATCTACGGCGAGCGATATGTGGAGAAAGCCATTGAGGATGTGTGTACCAAGATGGTCGCCATCGACCTGCTCCTGTCTGATGACCGTAGCGTTCTCATCCCCGAAGGGACGCAGAACATCGACCTTGCGAGCAAGGTGCAACTGTATCAGGCTGAAATCGACAAGACGCTGCCGAAGTACATTGAGATGGTGCTGTTTGAATGACCGGCATCGTCGAGAAGACTGCGGTCAAGAATCTGGCAGAACGCATGTATGCTGAACTTAACGAGATTCTGGCAAAGGACCTCGGGGCTCAGCGCGAACTTTCTGAGAAGTTCAAGGATAGTGACGATGCCCTCCGCACACAGTTGGAGCGTATCGAGGCCAGCGCTGCCGGTCTGTCATCGGATGGTACCTCATATCGCGATGCGAAGAGTGGACGTAAAGCCAGCGAGGCGCAAGTCGACTCACTTGAGCAGAGCATCGACCAAGCCATGCTCAGGCAGAATCCAGATGTTGAGCGCGCGCTCCTACAGTATCGGAGCAACAAGTTTGAGATTCTTGAACTCCAGAAAATCAAGGCTGCGATTGACGCCAACCCGCGCCTCGGGAGGAAGAGATGACCGGCACGACGTCCAAGGAGGCCATCGACGTTGTGGTCGAGTTGTTGCGGGATAGTTGGAACCGCTCCAAGACCAGCAACCTCCGTCCGGTCGTCGTGGACATTGCGAATACTACACCTGAGCAGGCCAAGCGTATCGATTTGCAGAAGAGCGACTTCATCCTCGTGTACGAGACGGCGCACAATGAGGAAGCGCCGGAGTTGTTCTACGACTTCGTCACGACTCGTGTGAACATAACGGTTGACATGAGAACTGTTAAGGGACGAAAACATCTGCAAGACCTTGAGAACGAGGTCCGCAGGCTGGTCCACACGAAGCGCAAGGGGGATGGTACGAACTTCGATAGGATGGTGTTCAAGACCCGTACGGACTTGAGCGACCGCAGCAAAATCCTCTTTCGTATGACGTTCCAAATCGAAGTCGTAACGTTCGCAGAAGACATTACAGGGTGAAGAAAGATGCCGAGCACAGTATACAAGGGAGACTTGGCAGAAGTTGCGTTCGCCCCGGAGACGGGTCTGACGATTTACGGACATGATGCTACCATCACACTTGGGGCGACTGCCAACCAAAATGATGTCACAACCATCACCTTCTCTGCTGAGGTCAACATGACGCTGTTTGAAGAAGATAATCACAAACTGAAGTATCCGAAGAACATTCTCGTTGGCTCTCAACTTGTCTTCAACAAGGGAAGTTCTGGTAACCTCAATGATGCAGACAGAGCAAGCGAAGGTGCTGTTTTCACGATTGTTGAGAACGATGGTGTGACGCTCAAGTTCACCCCAGCAGCGAAAACGACGGGTGCACTCCACAGTTCTGATTCGATGACCATTCTTCCTTACAAGACGGTCCCAATGGACACCGCAAATCACACTCGCCACGCTGACGATACTTCGGCCCCCTCGGAATCTGCTTTGATTGACCAGTTCCTTGGAATCACGACCGCTCTGACACTCCCTGAGACGAAGGTTGACCTGAAGCGCTATCACGTTGTTGGTCTGGGGCGAGATGCAAGCGTCTTGGCACCGGGTAAGTTCACCACAGAGGGTGGCTCATTTGAGGTTGCCATGCACTCTGCACGATGGCTCAAGTACTGTCTTGGGCAAGAAATCATGCATTTCACGGGTAGTGCTTCGGATACGACATCAACGTTGAACGCAGATGCGAGGGCCGGTCAATCATTCATTGAGGTCGCAAGTGCTGACGGTTTCGCTGTCGGTAAGTACGTGCAGATTCTTGAGACTGCAACAGTCCCCATCGTTAGCGACCATGAGCCTGATGGTGGCACTTGGAATGGTTCCATCTCTGGCGACTACGATTTCGATAAGGCAACCGTTGTTGAGGTTCGACGTATTATCGGAGTCAAAGAGGGTGGTGAGCGCATTTACCTCGATGAACCCCTAACGTACAACTTCGCAACCGGAAAAACTGTTGAGGTGCACGAATACGGTACACCCGGTACGAACCCACCCACTATTGGCGCTACAGGTACCATCACAGACCCGGTCAATCACTTGATTTACTCTCGCTCTACGGTGCCTTCGTTCTGCATGGAAGTCTCTCACCGAAGGCGAGACGTTGATTCCACGACAGGACCTGACGGTGGTGCAGGTGACTCCAAGGAACTCACCCGCATCTACCGAGGATGTAAGGTGACGGACTTTACGTTGACCACGGACAACGATGCCGCACTGCGACTCAACGTGAACTACAACGCTGCCCTCGTCTACACCGATACTGGGCGTATCGATACAGTAGGTAACAGTTCTCGATACAACCCTCACCGCATGTTCGATGACACTGCGAGCACTGATACAGACCGACTCAAGTCAGGTATCGGTGTATTCACCCAGAAACCCTTCATGTTCTACAATGGTAGTATACGCATGGCAGGCGTGCAAATCGGACAGATTCAGTCATTCACTCTGTCCGGTAGCAACGGTATGCAGGCGTTCCACACACTCAACGGCTCAACACAAGCATCGTCAACCGCTACGAGTCAAGTGCCCTTTGGAGGTTCACGTAATACCAGTGTGATGGTTGAGGGTCAGACAACGTATGACCTCAGTATGGAAATCATCGTTGATGACCCCATCTTCTATCATGAGATGCGCAGTGCGAACTTCTTCAGTGTCAATGAAGAGGGCAGCACCGATAATCAGATTCGGATTGATTTCGTCAAGCAACAGACTGGCTCTACCGCCTCTGCTGACCTTGAGCGTCTCACGGTTCTGATTGATGATTACTACATCACAGAAGCACCGCTTCAGATTCCCGAAGACAAGGGTCCGGTGCGCTCCAGCCTGAAGGTCGTCCCCAAGGCAATCAAGGTGCTCGCTCGGGATACTATTCTCAAGTACTGAGGTGAACAAATGAAGTACGACATCGGTCAAGCGCGCCGCCTTGGAATCGAGCAATACGCCGTTTGGCTCTGCCAAGTGAACGGTGTTGGATACTCTGATGACATCCCCACTGTGGATGTTTCGCAAGTGCACAACTGGGTGCGGCAACAACTTTCACCGGAAGAGAACGTAAGCGTTGAGGCTCCAGTGGAAATCCCAGTTGTCGGTGTGGCTGAGTCAGTGTTCCCTGAGGACCTCGGCTACAACGCAATGACCGTGGTTGAACTCCGAGCGCTCTGCAAAGAGCGAGACTTGCCGGTGTACGGCACCAAGGCGGAAATCGTGCTCCGCCTGAAACAGCACGACGAAGGACTCGTAGCATCCGAAGACGAAGCCGAAGGCCCCGCTGAAGCGGCCCCTGAAGTTGAGTCGGAAGCCCCCGCCGAAGAGGTGGCCGCATCCGTTGGAGATGAATTGAATGACAGTGGTGAAAGACAAGAACCAGTTTTTGAGGAAGAATGACGACACGAAGCACTTGATTCGGGTAGACCCGGATGACCCTGACGCGGTCATTGAAGTGTGGGTGCGTGATATTACGTTCCTCGACATCCAAGCCGCTGCTCAGAAAATGCTCACCAACGATGGAGGCCAAGTTGGTCTCAGCCTTGAGGGCTACTGGAACCATGCGTTCAGCAACTGGGTGACCAAGAGCAACCCACATCTCAGCGAGGATGACTTGCTGAACCTCAATGCGTATGTCGGAGACAACCTCAGCAAGGTTCTCCCTCAACCTAACGATATCGCGGAGGCCCTCCAAGGGGGGTTTACGAACGCCGCCGAGTGACGGTGGCGAGGTTCCTCGATAAGTCAAAGGTTGAGACGGCTGAAGATTACGCATTGCAGGTGGAATTGTGGGCGTATATCATAGCGAAACACTTCGGCATATCGTTGCTGGAAGTGTACGCTATGCCTCAGGACATCTTCACTCAGTCACTGGTCTGGGCAGCGGTCATGGACGAAGAGAAGAAGAATGAGACACAACGTGCGAAACAACAGGCGAGGAGCAACGGCAACGAAACAGTGAGACTGGACTACAGCAGTATATTGGATAGGTGACGAGATGGCAGGCATTCTGAGCGTTCTGAACTCCGCCAACAACACGGTTGGTGGAATCTTCGGCACCATCAATGAAATGCAGAAATTGGTCGGTCAGTTCTCTTGGAGTGGTCTGCTTGACGCCATCATACCTGACTGGCTCCAGAACACGATGGACTTCATCACCGGAAGTGGCGACTACGAGGGAATGTCTCTCAGTGAGCGTATTGATACAGTGTTCACCGTACCTGAATGGCTCCAGAACGTCTACGACTTCCTCACAGGAGGCGGCTCATACACCGGGATGTCTCTCAGTGACCGAATCAGTACCGAGTTTGAGGTCCCTGAGTGGCTTCAGAGTGTATACGATTTCCTCACAGGAGGTGGTGATTACGAGGGAATGACTCTCAGTGAGCGTATCAATACAGAATTCACCGTACCTGAGTGGCTTCAGAATGTATACGATTTCCTCACAGGAGGTGGTGATTACGAGGGGATGACCCTCAATGACCGAATCGGTACCGAGTTTGAGACTCCAACTTGGTTGAGTAGCATCTTCAACTTCATCTCTGGCTCGGGAGACTACGAGGGAATGAAACTCAAGGACAGAATCAACACTGAGTTTGAGACTCCAACTTGGTTGAGTAGCATCTTCAACTTCATCAAAGGGGAATCAGGATTTGCTGGCAAGTTGAAAATCAAGGACAGATTGGATTTGAGTTTTGAATTGCCAACTGCATTCCAAACCATCGTTGATTTCTTCAAAGGTGAGGCTACTTTCAGTGAAGTCAAGTCCGACATGACCGGTTGGGTTGCTGGAATCGGTGAGAGTCTCGCAGCACGCTGGAACAGCATCATGGATTTGATGTCATTCTCCAAGGACATCCAAATCTTCGGTGAGACCTACTCACTGGGCCTTGACCTCAGCGATTGGAAAATCACCATTCCTGCTCTTGCGGCAGGAGGTATCGTGAACGGACCGACACTGGCCATGATTGGTGAGGCCGGTCCTGAGGCTGTGTTGCCGCTGAGCGGAGAGAATGCTCGCAAGGCAGGGATGGCAATGGGTGGTGGCGGTGGCACGTTCAACATCACAATCAATGCCGGTGGTATTACAGACCGCACGGACAAGCGTGCACTGGCGCGTGAGTTGGGCAACATGGTCCAACAAGAGTTGGCGCGTACCGTTGGTGGTGCAACAATGCGAGGTCGATTCTGATGGCATCAAACGGCATCCCTGTCCGCCTTGTCCGCACTGACGGTCAACTCATCCCACTTTTGGTGACGAATCTCGCTATGGATGTCGACAGGAAGTTCCGCACCCGTGCGATTGTAGGTTCCGGTGGGCGTCGACACGCAACCGACCTGAACCTCGCCAATTCGATTATCCAATTGGAAGGTTTCATCACCGACGATGAGGTGCCTCTTTTTGAAAGCGGGAACAAAGCCGAAGGAAGTGTGGACTTCTCAGTCAACTCAAACGGTCAAGTCAATGGCTTCTACAAAGAAGACAATTTGAAGAAGATAGCAAGAGGTGGTCGTGACCCTGCTGATGATAGCACGGTTCAAGACATGACGACATCGAAATCTTTTCTTTCTGTCAAGAACACAAGCAATGATAGAAACTACCGCCTCTATTTTGGCTTAGCAAGCAGTTCTGACGCCGATTTTGGTACGTTCACTGGGAATGCTAATCAGTTAGAGAGTGATGACGGAAATCATCACTACCTCAAGGTACTTGAGGGTGCCAATTTGGCAGTGGCGACAATACAGTCAATTGAAGACATCGCAACCGCATTTCATGATTGGGCTGAGACGAATCTGAACGTTACAGCCGAAATTCTCACTGGCGTTAGTGGTACAGCGAATTCCGCCGTTCGTTTGAGAAGAACAACTACAGGTGTCAGTGGTAACTCTACCATACTTTTTCGTGCCAGTCCAGTCAGTGTAAGTAGACCCGTTACAAAGAAATTTTCAGGTGGACTTGATTCTGATGAGTCAATCAGTATGAGTGCTGGTGATAAGGTGGCTCATCTTTTCGCTATTCTCAACAATAGCCGTGATGGTAATACAGGACAGCGAAGAAGACAGAGAAAGAGAAACAGGGGACAAAGTCTGGATATCAAACGCAAGGCCACCGAAAATCGTCGAGGTGACTACATCACAGGGATACAGATTCCGTTCAATTCATTCGTAAACGCAACGGCCAGTGAGAAGTACTCAGCCGTGAATTTCTACGTTAAGAATGGCCTCGGTAGAGGCAATAGGGGGTTCGTTGATGATAAGCATCCAAGAAATGCACTGGATGCCAGCACACCATTTCAGGAAGACCGAGGGAAATTTGGTGCTGGGTATACCGGAATCAAAGGTGGTATTGACCGAGCAACGTTCTCTCAAGTTGGAGGGGAGCCACTCTACAACTTCACTATCATCTTCGTCGTAGCCGACCGTATCTTCTGAGGTGAACTGATGGTCGCAATCGGAAGGTCGAGTAAATCGTTCT